CGTCGAAAGCGCATAATATCGAAGAATCGCCCGTCGAGGCGGAATTCGATATTATGCGTTCCAAGCCCAAAAAGGCGGGAAAGCCCCCCCGTCAGGGTAGGGGGGGGTATCGGCATCCTAGGGCACCGCGGTGTGGGTCCGTCGAAACGGGACCATCGGTGGGGCCGCCAAGTACAGAGAACGTCGACAGCGGGGAAGCAACTACTTCACCCGGTGAAACACCTGCTGCAGCGGCCGTCGACGTCTCGGATGCGTACGCCCGGGGCGTCGTGGACGGCACCGTTGCCGCGCCGCGCCGGATCCGGGCCGCGTGCCGGCGGTACCTCGCCGAGCGGGCGGACCCCGCCGGCCACGGCGTCGCCTGGGACGCCTCCGAGCTCGAGCGGTTCATGCAGCGGTGCCGGATGCTCAAGTTCGAGCTCCTGCCCTGGCAGGTGCACGCCGCCACGGTGCTGATGGCCCGCCGGCGGGCGGACGATGGCACCCCGGCCACGCGGTACGCCCTGTGGGTGGTGGCCCGCGGTGCAGGCAAGACGGGCCTCGTCACGGCCCTGCTCGAGTGGATGCTGTGGGAGGGGACCGACCTCGAGGTGTGCTGCGTCGCCACCCAGCAAGACAAAGCGAACATCATCCACGGGCGCATTCAGAAGATGCACCGCGGGGAGGATCGGTGGCGGTTCGTGGGCGGGGGCGGTGCCACCAGCATCGGCCTGATCGAGCACAAGAAGGCGACGCTCAAGGCCATGCCCTGCACGGACAACGCCATGGACGGCATCACGCCCCGGCTGGTGATCGCCGACGAGGCCGCCCGCATGGATGCCGCGATCCTGCGGGCCATGTCCAGCGTCACCAAGACCCGCACGGGGCAGATGCTGTTCATCACCACCCCCGACCGAGACCAAAAGACCCGCGAGCTGTGGCCCTACTGGGAGGCCTGCGAGATCGCCCTCGACCAGGACGAGGCCCTGCCCGAGGGGTGGTGGGCGCTTCTGTGGGGCATGGACCCGACCGACGAGCCCGACTCCGACCTCGCGGTGCACCACGCCAACCCGTCCGCCGGCGTGCTGATCTCCGTCCGGGACATCCGGACCAAGATTCAGAACGCGCTGAAAACGGCGGACCCAAAGGCCCGAGAGGAGACCTGGCTGCAGGAGCTGGCCACGTTCACCGACGACCTCGCCGGTGCGCTGCCCCTCGAGCTGCTGGACCGCATCTCGGTGGATACCGATTGGGAGATGCTGGAGGGGGCACCCGGCGTGGTGGCGGTGGACTTCAGCCAGGGCGGGTTCTTCTCGGGGTCGCAGTGCGACCTCACCAGCATGTGCGTCGCCGTGTGGGATGGCAGCAAGGTGCACACCCGCGGCTACCACTGGTGGGCCGGGGCGGACATGGCGCACGACGAACGGCGGACCCGCCAGCCTCTGGCGCGGTGGGTGCAGGACGGGCACCTGAGCGTGTCCGGGCCGACCATCGACTTCGACGCCGTCGAGGCCCGCCTGGTCGACGTCTGCCGCCGGTACGACGTGAAGGCGTTCGTCGCCGACCCGGTGGGCAAGGCGTCCGCCTGGGCCGCGCAGATGGAACGCAAGCACGGGTGGCGCTGGCACAAGGCACCGCAGACCATCGTGTGGATGGGCGGCGGGTGGGCCATATGGCAGAATTGGGTGCGCTCCGAGCAACTACGCTGTAAGCCCGACCCGGTGCTTCGGAGCTGCCTGGCGTCGGCCCGTCTCTACGTGGGGCTCACGGGGCTTGCCATGCCGGTCAAGCAGCGAAGCACCAGCAACATCGACGCAGTCACCGCGCAGGTCATGGCCGCCCGTGTCCTGCACGACCTCGAGATCATGGGCGGCAGCATGTACGAATCCCAGCCGGGATTCTGAGGAGGATGAGCGTGACCGAATACGAAATCATGCGTGAGCAGATGCTCGAGATGAAGTCGCAGCGCGACGAGTGGATTGAGACGTACAAGCAATTCCGAGACAAGGTGGCGGGCTGGGTCCAAGACCATGAAAGCATGGTTGCAAAGGTCATGGCGTTGCAGCAAGAGCGGGATGCATGGTTCCGGAAATGGCAAGAGCTTGACTCTGCGCCAGTCCCATCCGCTGCAGAACATCGTCGCCTGATTGATGAATGTCGACGGAGGCTGCAGGAAGTGATTGAATTGAAAACGCGTCTGGCAGAAGTTCACCGGCAAGTTGCGGACCTCAAGCAGTCAGAAGCCATGTACCTGGGCGCTAATTACGAGCTGCATGAACAGGTGCGCAAGCTGAAGCGAAAGCAGCGCGCCGGTGTCGTCAACAAACCAAAGACAAAGCGCAGACGCGCAGTACGCACAAAGTGATTTAGTGTCTACGCGCTGACTACGGCGCGTACTCACGTGGCCTTGATCGGCGCGGACACCATGCGCAGCATGGTGCCGTGTCGATCTGGTCCCAGTTCATGCGCTGGTTTTGGCCCACACAGATGGTGTGGTTCAGTGCTTCCGGCGCACGGCACCTGAATGCGGACCTGCTCGGCGTGCCCGCGATCATGCGGGCGATTTCGCTCATTTCGACGGACTCGGCGAGGCTGGACCTGGTCGTCCACCGTCGCGACGGATCGGTGGTGGCCGATTCGCCCGCGCTGACCCTCCTCGAGGGCGAAACCGCCTCACTGCTCTCGGGATTCGAGCTGCGGCGCTGGCTCGCCTCGTCCGCCCTGACCTACGGAAACGGGTTCCTGTGGATCCGACGCGATACCGGCTCAGGCGAGCCGGTCGCGCTCGACCCGGTGGACCCCACCGTAGTGAGCGTTCGACTTGAGGCCGGCCAAGCCGTCTACGTCGTCCACGACAAGGTCGTCGACGACAGCAACCTGGTGCACGTGCGGGCCTTCCCGGACCCCACGTCGCCCTGGCTCGGCGTCTCGCCGATCACCCAGTGCCGCCGCGTGCTCTCCACGCAGGCCATAATCGACCAGGTCGCTGAGGAGCTGGCGAAGACGGGGTTCGTGGGGAAGCTGGGGATCGAACATCCCGGCCCGCTGACCGCCAACGCCCGCAATCAGATGCGGGAGAAGTGGCTCGAGCAGCACCACGGCGGCGAGAAGATCGCGTCTCCCGCGTTCTTCGGAGAAGGCATGAAGGCTGCGCAGCTGGCCGCCGACGCGGCGGGCCGGTTGCTCGACGCCAAGCGGCACGGGGTTGAGGACGTGGCGCGTGCCTTCGGCATGCCGCCGCAGCTGCTGTACCAGGGCGAAGGGCGCAGCCAGCCCGAGACGGCGCAGGCGTACGTCACGCACTGCCTCGCGCCGTTCGTGGCCGGCATTGACAGGGAACTGACAAGGAAGCTGCTTCCGCCCGGCCAGATGCTGCACACGGACCTCACCCCGATCACCATCGGCGACTTCCGCACGGCCGGCCGCGCCTACGCGCAGCTCGTCCAGGTGGGGGTGCTCGCGCCCAACGACGCACGCCGCCGCATGGGCCTCGAGCCGTGGCCCGGACTCGACGAGCCCAAGCCCGTGATCTCGGGCGTGGATCCCAATCAGAACAACCAGCAGGACGAGGAGCCCGCCGATGTCGAAGCTTGAGGTCCGCACCGCGGCCATCGGCGGCGTCGAAGGCCGCACCCTCACCGGCTACGCCGCGCTCTACAACACGTGGAGCAAGCCGCTGCCGGGCATCAAGGGGGAGTTCCGGGAGCAGATCGCGCCCGGTGCTTTCGACGGGCAGAAGAACAACGTCTCGTTGTTCTACATGCACGACTCTAGACAGGTTCTTGCCAACAGCAAGAGCGGCACGCTTGTGCTCGAGAGCGACGAGAAGGGACTGCGATACACGGCGACGCTCGGGGAGAACTCCCGCGACGAGGCCGTGCTTGACCAGGTCCGCCGCGGCGTGCTGAACGAAATGAGCTTCGGCTTCCGCGTTCCGGAAGGCGGGGACAGCTGGAGCGGGCGCGACCGCACGCTGAAGCGTGTGGAACTCAGGGAAGTGAGCGTCGTCGAGGTAGGTGCCTACTCGGGCACCACCGCCGAGGCGCGTCAGGAAACTCAACCAACACCACGGAAGGCAGCCACAGTCATGGTCAGCAATCTCACGCTTCGCGAAGTCCGCACCAAGCTCGGTGAGCTTGAGCAGCGCAAGTCCGACACCAACCTTACCGAGGACGCACGCGCCGACATCGGCTGCGAGATCGAGGAGCTGCGCGAGGTGCGCAAGACGCTGCTCGAGCGTGACGCGGGCGTGCAGGTCGCGGCGACCCCGGCGCGGCGCACCGAGGAGCGGCGCGAGGCGGCTGCGGAATGGCGCTCGTCGAAGGAGTACGAGTCGTCCTGGCGCGGCTGGCTGCGCGGCGGCCCGGCCCCTGAGCAGCGCGAGATCATCTCGACGGCCTCGTCGTCGATCCTGATCCCCAAGCAGACCGAGGAGCAGATCCTCAAGTACATCTCGGCAGAGTCCATCACCCGCCGGGTCTGCGACTACCGCACCGTCCGCCAGGGCGACGCGACGCTGCGTTGGAACACGCTCGAGTCGACCCAGTACACCAACGCCTGGAGCCCGCCGGACACCGGCACGACGGCGGCCACGGACATCGACCCCGGCTTCGCCGAGGTGTCGCTGAAGCCGCTGCCCATCCTGCCCAAGACGCAGGTGTCGGAGCAGCTCATCAAGTCCGCCAACTTCGACGTCGAGGCGGAGGTGATGGACAACCTCATGCGGCAGTTCTCGAAGATGAGCGAGGCCGGCTACATGGCCGGGGTCACGAACGGCCCGAGCAACGCCATGTTCACCGTCCAGACCGGCACGAACATCACCACCGCGACCTCGGCTAGCACCACGCGTGCTGCTGCCGTGACCGCAGGGGCGACGGTCGACAAGCTGATGGACATGCGCTACACGCAGCTGCCCGCGGCGTACTGGGGCTCGTCGGCGTGGATCATCGCGAAGGACGTCTACGCGAAGATCGCCGACATCCGCGCCGCGACCTCGGGCAGCAACGTGCCCATCTTCGTGCCGAGCTCGGACGCCGGCCTGACGCAGGGCGCCAGCGGATTCCTGCTCGGCCTGCCGGTGTACGTGACGGACTTCCTGCCGACGCACGCTTCGGGCGCTGCGGCGAAGAACGTGCTCGCTCTCTGCGGCAACTTCCGCGAGGCCTACGCCATCCGCGAGTGGGAGGGCATGACCATGCGTCGTGACGACCTCACCGCGGCGAACTCGGCCCGCATCGTGTTCCGCGGCTTCGGCTGGGGCAACGCGGCGTTCACCCGCGCCAAGGCCATGGTGCAGCTGCAGGTCACGAACGCCTGATTCATCCTCCATGCACGGCCAGGGGGTGAGGCTCCACGCGCCTCACCCCCTCGGCCGGGAGCCACCCGATGCCGGTACCACCGACCGTCAGCGACCTTCGCGGCTGGCTCAAGCGGCCACACACGGAGGACGACGCGCAGATCCACCAGGCACTGGTGGCTGTGCTGTCGAAGTGGAAGGCCGCGACGGGCCGCACGGAGCTGCAGCTCACCGAGGAGGAGTACCTCGCCATGCGCATGGAGATCGCGCACGTGGAGTCGTTCCGCGGCGACGACGTCGTCACGCCGCAGTCGCCGCTGTTCGTGGAGACGGTCAGGCGCATGCACAACGGGAACGCGGTGGGGTGAACGATGGCCGGCGCAGGCTATTTCCGCCAGGTGCTGACGGTGCAGAACCCCGTCACGACCGTCGACTCGTACGGGCAGGGGTCCGAAGCATGGGTCACGGTGTGCATCATCCGTGGCCGCTTGTATGACCCCAGCGGATACGCGTCGGAAGTCAACAGCTCGGAAGTCCTGGATGACGGCGGCCCGGCCATGCAGCAGGAGTTCTCAATCGAGGCGACCTGGCACCCTGGCATCAGCATGCGCAGCCGGATCAAGTGGAACGACAACGGGGTCGAGCGGACCCTGAACCTTCGCAGCTGCCACGATCCGGACGCCCGCAGGAAGCGACTCCGCATGAGAGCGATTGAGGTGCTGCCGTGAGGATGCGCTACACGGTCGCCGACGCGGAAGTGCGCAAGGCACTTGCAGCACTGCCAAGCAATCTTTCGCAGCGTGTGCGCAAGAAGGGGATGCGCACTGCCTTGAGGCCGGTGCGTGAGGATCTGCGCCGCATATGGCGTTCGGCAAGCTTCCGAGGCAAGCCGACGCACCGCCGAGCAATCGCAAACGCGACGAGGATCGACGTGCGCCGTCGCGGTTCCAGTTCGGCAGCCGTGGTGGTCGGCGAAGCCGGAGTCGTCTACGGCAAGAAGGGCGGGGCACGTGCCAAAGGAATGCAGAGGGTCTGGCACTTGCTCGAGGATGGATTTCGGCACGTTGGGTCCAGCCGCCGCATCCCGGGCCGCAAGCTCTCGACCACCTACGTCATGCGCAACATGCGCCGGATCCTCACCGCCATATCGCAGCGGACGCTGCTCGAGGCCCGTGCGGCGCTGCGGGGCCAGCCATGAGCTTCCCGGAGATTGTCGCAGCGATCCGCGCCCGCGCCGCCAACGCGACCAGCAAGGTCTACCCGGGCATGCGCGTGGCTGGCAAGACCACGCCGTGCATCGTCTACAACGTCGAGCTCGCGGCCACCATGTACCTGCCCGGATCCTTCGGAAAGGCGCATTGGAATGGCACCATGATCGCGACCTGCATCGCGGACACGCTCGACCAGGCGGCCGACCTCGCCCATGAGCTGGCCAAGGCGTTCGCCAACGGCCCACACACGCATACCGGCTGCAAGCTGGTGGCGCACGAAATGTCGTTCTCAACCGGGACCGAGCTGCCGGATGACGGCCAGCAGGACGCCGAGCGCACGGTCACAGTCACGATCAACCTTCAAGCACAGGAAACCTGAACATGCCATACATCATGGGCTACGGCGGCACGGTGTCGCTGAACTTCAACAGCGGCGGCTCCACGACATGGCCGGTGCGGAACATCCAGCTGCAGGTGGAGCGTGCGTCCCTCGACGTAACGCTGGTTTCCGATTGGCGTGAAAAGCGCGTGCCAGGGCGAGTCCGGCGAACGGTGAGCTTTGACCTGTTGGCGCAGGATGCCTCCACCGATGACCCGGTGCGCGAGCACATCTACCCGACGTCGCTGGCAAACGCGGTCAATCGTTCGGTCGTCGTCTCTTTCAGCGACCAAGCTGGAAAGGCGTACACGATCACCGGGCACATCACTTCCGCCAGCCGCACCGATGACGGTACTGGGGCGGCGGTGTGGTCCCTCAGCGTGGACGAGGCCTGATGCCGCTGGACGTCTCCCAGTTCATGGCGAAGTCCCGCCGCGTGGTCGATCCGGACCTCGGGCCGATCGTCGTGCGCGAGCCCACCATGGCGGACTACCGCCGGGCGGCGAACGACCCGTGGTGGTGGGCCGCCTGCCTGTCGTGCGAGGACGGCACGCCGCTCCTGGCCGATCCGGCCGACCTCGGCCGGCTGTCCGCCGACGTGTCGACCAGGCTGTGGGAGCAGGTGAACTCACCGCACCCTACTCAGCCGCCACCCGGCGGCTGTGGAGAATCGCAAGCCCGGAACAGCGAGACCTGATGCCCATCGCCCTGGCATCCTCCGAGATGACCACGCTGGAACGCTGCGAGTTCCTGCTCGGGGTGATCGCGTGCTCGCAGACCAACAAGCGCCCGCAGGAGCTGTTCCCGTGGGTGAAGGCCGGCCTCGCCGAGTTCGACCGGGAGGTGCTCCGTGGCGCGTGAGATGAAGGCGGTCATTCGCGCCGAGATGGACCCAAGCGGTGTGGTCAAGGGCGTCGCCCGCGCCCAGGCGGAGCTGCGCAAGCTCAACGCCGCCGCCGCCGCGACCGCCGTGAACACGGGCGTCACGGCAGCCATCACCGCCGCGCAGATCGCCGCCCGCATCGGCAGCCAGGTCATCAACGCCGCAGGCAACCGCGTGCAGGGCCTGACGCAGATCGCCACCTCCTACAACCTGCAGGCCGCCAACGCCTCGACGCAGGCGCAGGTCGCCGAGTTCGCCCGGAACAAGCGGCTCGCGGCAGCACTTGGCCCGGACGTGGCCCGAGGCTTTGCCGAGCAGACCCGCATCAAGGACGCCGATGCCATGCGCGTGATCAACGATCCGCTGATGGGTCCGGGCTTGGCCAACTCCATGGCGCTGGGGGCAAACAAAGATGCCCTGGTGAACACGGGACTCGACCAGGCAATCGGCACGGCGGGCCTGTCTGACAACGTCGCCGCCATCCGCAAGATGCTTGATGAGCTCCGGCAGAGCTTCAGGATGCCGTTCTGATGGGCTGGATCCTCACTGGTCCCAAGGCCGAGACCTTCTCGCAGACGCGGGTCATGCCCGGGTCCGAGCACCAGTTCGAGCTGGTGTACGACGTCCAGTGGGTGCCGGACGGCACAAATCCGACGTTCCCGGCAGACGGAAACGATCAGTTGTTCGCGGTGTCGGGCCTGCCCAAGGTGCGCGACCGCGTGCCGGCGGCGTTCCGGAGCAGCTCGCTGTACATGCGGGCCTACGTCTGCAGGCAGGTGCAGGCGTTCCCGCGCCCGGAAGGCCTGTACCAGTGGGAGGTGCGGTGCACCTTCGGCACCCTGCAAGTCACCGTCGCCGACGAGCAGGCCAAGTACGTCGCCGTCACCCGGCAGAGCGGCGTCCGCCAGGCGCAGGTGTGGCGGCTTGCGCCGACCTTCCCGACCAACGGCAGCGTCACATGGCCGACCGGCGTCGTCGACGTGGCGGGCACCAAGGTCGACCTCAACGGCAACCCTCCGGCCTACGAGGTGCCGCAGATGACCATCACGGTCGAGGTGCTGTGGGACCGGACGGCGGGCAGTCCGGTCAACGCCGAGCCGCCCACGTCGACCTGGTCGACCTACGTCGGCAAGCGCAACGACGCGGCCTTCCTCGGCTGCGCTATTGGTTCGCTGGTCTACCGGGGATTCTCGGTGTCCCCGCACCATGAGTGGTACCGCATCCAGCACACGTTCCTGTGGGACGAGTGGTTCCACCTCGAGCAGGTGCCCGGGCCGATCCCGACCGGTGCACCCGCATGCACGACGGGCGTCACCGTGGCCGGCCTGGTCGTCCTGCAGGCGGACAAGGTCGTGTGGTTTCAGAAGTACCAGACGCTCGCCAACTACAACAACATCGTCAGCGCCCTCGAGCTCGCGGAGCTCACGGCACCCAAGCCGACCGCCGTATGAGCTGGCAACGCCCCATCTTCGGACGCGGCATCCCAGGCGCAAACCGCGCCGTGGTCAACACGTGGATGCGAGGAGCGTCGTCTGCCCTGGACAACGCCGACGTGATGCGGTGGGGCAGGGCGGAGATGGCGGCTGGCAACGTCGTGTCTCTCGGCCTGTGCAAGGTCAAGGCGGCCATCGTGATTTCCCCAAACCGCTGGCGGTACACGGTCGAGCACTGGTTTCCGCCGTCGCTTGCGGGCGGAGGCATTACTCCGCCGCTGGACCTGACGTTCACTTATACGAACGTGCAGAACCTGCGCGAGTACCACAACACCGTCGCCCTGGTCGACGGCATGGATGCCACCAATCCTCCGGTCATCGTCGGGCCGGTGGGCAGCGTGTGGAACGGCGTGGCGTTCGCCCCCGTGGAGGGCGAGCTGCGTGCCAAGGTCAACGTCTACGTGGTCTATGGGACGGACGGTTCCGCGTGGCCATACTTCGATCGCCCCAACCCGGTCGCCTGCGACACGGTCGAGCAATTCCAAGGTGAGTAACAATGCCTAACGCAAGAATCGCCAGCGACATCGTCGGCCTCGTCATCGTGCCTGGCTGCAGCCGCGACCTCACCGTCGACGTGCAGAATCCAAACGGCACCCCGTTCGACCTGACCGGCTACAGCGTCAAGGCCAAGGTCGAGCTCGGCACCGTCGAGACGACAATCACGGGGACGATCTCCAGCGCAGCCGGCGGCAATTCGACCGTGGTGATCCCGGCGTCGACCACCACGGATTGGCCCGCTGCCACCAACGGGGTGGTCACGTTGTACGCCGACCCGTCCGCGGGCAGCGAGAACGTGCACATCGCCACTGTCCTGTTCCGTACCTCCGCGGAGGTGGTCCCGTGATTCGGTCGTTTCTGAGGAAAGGTGCAATTTCCAAGGAAGCCGACTGCCTCGCCACCGGCGCCCCCAACCAGCCGGGCGGCCTGACCGCCACCGGCGGCGTCGGCACGATCTCGCTGTCCTGGACGGCCGACAGCACGGCCGCGCCCAACCAAGCGACGTACTACGAGGTCGAGCGGTCGAACGACGGCCTCGGGTCGTGGAGCGTGATCGCGACCAGCCTCGGCACCAACAGCTACACGGACACGGTGGCGGCGAGCACCAGCCGTCACTACCGGGTCTATGCGTACAACTGCGATAGCGGAAGCCTTGCGAGCACCTCCGCGTCGGCGACTACCGCGCCCGCCGCGCCGAGCGGTTTGACCGCGACGGCGACGAGCAGCACGCAGATCAACCTCGCCTGGACGGACAACTCCTCCGACGAGACGGGCTTCATCATCCAGCAGCGCAGCCCGTCGGGCTCGGGGTCGTGGAGCACGATCCACACGACCGGCGCGGGTGCGACGAGCTACTCGGTGACTTCGTTGTCTGCGTCCACGAACTACGGCTTCCGCGTCGCGGCGACCCGCACCTCGCCCAGCGGGACGAGCGACTACACCGCCGAGGCCTCCGCGACCACGCAGAGCGGCAGCAGCACATATTCAATCGAATATCTCACGGTCGCAGGCGGGGGAGGTGGTGGCGGCTACGGTGGAGGAGGTGCGGGCGGGTACCGCACAGCGACAGGTTTCAGCCTCACCATCGGAACTTCCTACACGGTCACGGTCGGGGCTGGCGGCGCGGGCTCGTCATCCGGCAACACCAAGGGCAGCAACGGCAGCAATTCGGTGTTTTCAACCATCACCAGCGACGGTGGTGGTGCGGGTGGCTCGTATTCAACCACCAACCAAGACGGCAGCAACGGTGGAAGCGGAGGAGGTGCTGGACGTTCGAACGTCGGATTCGGTACCGGCACTGCGGGTACGGGAGTATCTGGGCAGGGCTATGCGGGCGGCGTGTCAAATACATGGACCACCTTTAGCGATTCCTCGTCAGGCGGCGGCGGAGGTTCTGGAGGCGTTGGCGGGACACCAGCCGCCAGCAGCGGCACAGGAGGAGACGGCGGCGCTGGCACGGCAAGCAGCATCGGTGGCAGCAGCGTCACGCGGGCGGGAGGTGGCTCCGGTGATGGCGGAACTGCCGCAGGAAACACTACTGGAGGCGGCGGCAAGCGGGCCGCAGGGTCAGCAAACACCGGCGGCGGTGGTGGCGGCGTGACCAACAACAGCGGATTTGCCGGCGGCTCCGGCGTGGTGATCCTCCGCATGGCGACCGCCAACTACAGCGGCACGACCACGGGCAGCCCGACCGTCACGACCAGCGGCTCGGACACGATCCTCACCTTCAACGCATCCGGCTCTTACACGGCGTAACCCATGGCACACTGCGCAGAACTAAATCACTTGGACCGAGTCATCCGCGTCATCGTCGTGTCGAACGACCTTGAACCGAACGTCGAGCAGTGGTGCTCCGACACGTACGGCGGGTACTGGAAGCAGACCTCGTACAGCGGGAGCTTCCGGAAGAATTTCGCGGGCATCGGCTACACCTACAACGCCGACCTAGACGCATTCATCCCGCCCAAGCCGTACCCGTCGTGGGTGCTGGACGATGCCACGTGCCAGTGGAAGGCACCCGTCCCGATGCCGCAGGACGGCGAGCTCTACGAGTGGGACGAGGCCGCAGGCGAGTGGGTCAGGATCGACGCGGCATGAAGGCCGCCGCCGCCATCCTCGCGCTGTCCAGCTGCTCGGCCACCGCGACCATCGCGGAGGAGACGAACGCCGTGCGGCTCCGTGCCACCAGCGCACAGAAGCACATGGCCGTCGTGCAGGCCGACCTTGAGGCCATCCAAGTGGCGGCCGCCGAGGTCCACGCTGCTCTCCCAGGCGCCGAGGACCGCGACTCCCAGCTGCTCACGACAATCCAGTACGTCTTCATCGGCGGTGGCGTCATGGCCGTTTGCGCGACCGTGTATTGGCTCATCAACAAGGCAAAGAAATGACCACCGACCAGGCATCCATCCTGCTGTTCATCACGCTTGCCGTCGCGTTCCTCTCAGGCTGCACCGTGGGTGCGACCTGGAAGGGCGCCCGCACCTCCAACAAGAAGAAGGTTCGCCATGCCGCTGCTCGCTGACGCCTCGTCATTCCTCGGCTCCCTGTGGTTCGCGCTGCTGCTCGGCTGCATCGGCGTCGGCTTCGGGTTTTGGTACTGCCGGAAGTCGAAGTGATCAGGCGCTGCTGCTGCTCGGACAAGCAGCCGCCCGTACTCGAGTGCCAGCCGTGCCCGACACCTTGGGTGGCCGGCCAGCCGGTGCGGCATGAGGTGGTGGTGCCGACAGTCACCATCCACGGCGACAGCACCGGAAGCGGGGCGCTATACGCGTGGACGGACTTGTTGGTCGCTTGCATGACCGGAGACTGCGTCCGGACGCAGTACCGCCGGAAGGCGCTGTTCATCCATGATTTTGCGCCCACATGCCCTGAGTACGCCGACTGGTGCGACAATCTTGTCGACGACGCAGGACCCACTGTCACGGGCGGCGCGAACTACGCATGGGACGGCTGCAATCCCGGACAGGAGCTAATCGAGTACGAGGCTGGCGAACGCGTGGTCACGCCGGAATACATCGGTACGTGCTTCAAGCTGATCGAGGACATCAATGGATGCCTGCAGCCCGTATACGACCCGCTCAACGTCTACCCACCATCGCAGCTGTACTCGTACGTGCAGGTCACGTATGAGTGGCCGGGGGACACCTTTACGATCGATGGCCTAATGGATGACTGCTCGGTGCAGGACATCAGCGCCACGGCGGCCACGCAGATTTGGGTGGCGACGTACGTTCGACCGATCGGGGCCGGCGAGTTCTACGCGCTGGGCACGTACAGGCTCCTCAACTGCTTCTATCCCGGCGCGGAGTACACGGTGGGCGTCGACAACTTCGGAACGCCCAGGAAGTGCTGCACCGCTCCCATGCCTGCGTGCGCAGACCCGGGCGGGTACGTGTGCGGCGGTGGCTACAACACACCTTGGCCTGGAGGGCCGTCGACATGGCAGGTTCCGGAAGAAATCCAAGTCTTGCGTATCAACTGAAGCGCCTGACCTGGGTGCATGACGGCCGAAAGATGGAGGCGTGTTTCCGTGTCGGCGGCGGTCATCCCATCCGGGTGCCGTGCGAGGCAGAGCTGCCTGGCGTGGGGGACGTCGTCTCAAAGGCGACCAGCGCGGCCGGCTTGAAGCCGTGCCCGGGCTGCGAGCGGCGGCACCAGCAGCTGAACCGCGCCACGCCGTCCTGGGTGCGGCGTTGGCTATCGGCGCTTGGGCTTCGGCCGGCGGGTAGCCAGCCGAATCACTACGTACAGCACCAAGGCAATCGGAAGGATCGGCAGGCACCACTGGAAGGCCAGGATGCCTAGCCCAACTGCGGGACGAATGACTTCCTCCGGAGTCTGCATACAGACCGTAGACTACCAGTGTGGCAAGGATCCCGAAATGGGCCTCCGACCACCGCAAGGACGTGTGTGAGTTCGGGTGCGTGTTGAAAGCTTCCAGCGACCGCTGGCACGTTGTCACGTACCTTGGCAAGGGGTGGTTCCGCGGCGGGGCCATGCGCTGGCGGCACGGTCCCAGCTTCGAGCGTGCCCAGGAATGGTGCGACCGGGTGAACGCCGACAGGGCCAAGTGGCGTCGGCAGCAGCAGCTGAGGAAGGGCCGCGACTTTACATAATCCGGCCGGGGTGCCCGACCGGGCACCGAATGTGATTGACCGGACACCATAATGTCGATACCTTGTTGGTCGACAGGCCCAAGGTCCGGAACGCAGAACGTCTGCTAATCGGCGATATGGGCCTGCGATTCATGGAGGAATTGCAGCATGTCCCGCAGGAAAGATGAGCGCCCACAGGTGGTGCAGGACTCGCGGGTGCAGGTCGGTTTGGACCGCACCACGAACGACCTCTTGACCGCCCTGGCCAAGTTTGACGGCTCGAGCAAGGTTCACGTCATCCGCCAGCTCGTTCGGGCGGCGGCCCGCACCCACTACGGCAGCCTCGAGAACGCGCTGCTGGAGGTGCGCAGTGCTTGACCTCGTCATCATCCTCGCGACAGTGCTCGGCACCCTGGCGTGGGCCGTGCTCTGCCGCCCCGAACATGAAGCCTGCCGCCCCGTCGACAAGGTCGAGGGGGTGCGCCGTGGCTAAGCAGAACGTGTTTTCCGACCTCCATCGGGTTGGGTGCGAATCAGCGACGAGTGTCGCGGCATCCCAACCCGATGAGAGGGATCTTTCCTACTACAAGACGCTCGGTGCGGCGCTACAGCTCGAGATCAACCGGCTTGAGGTGAAGCAGGCGCTCGCCGCTGAAGTGCTCCGCACGCTCATAGAGCGGTACCGCGCAGTCGTTGCCGACGCTGACGCCGGAAGGCTTGGCGAACAGGACGCGATCAAGCGGCTGGACAACCTCGCGAATGCGGCGTTCAACTCCATCACGACCCTGTTGACCCGCTGAGGGAGGATTCATGCGCATGGCTAACGAGAAGCGCGAGCGAACGCTCGCGTACGACGCGGCGCGTGCATGGTGTGAGCAGGCGCGGAAGGCGGAGTACGTGTGGGACGTCGACCAGCACTGCTGGTTCATCAGGTCCGCAACCGGCGTGTGGGAGCGGGACCGGCTGGGGCTCGTCCGCAGCGAGATGATCCGTGCCGCCCAGGCGGCGCGACCGGACGACACTGGCAACTGGGCGCGGTACTTCGACATGGTGGCGACGTGCCAGGATGGCGTAACCATCACACGCGACCAGTGGGACACGCACCTCTACGCGTTCGGCGCGCCGAGCGGCGTGTTCGAACTGGTCGAGGGCTGCGCTGTCGAACGCATGCTCGACCTGAAGATCACCAAGCAGGTCGGTGCTTCGCCGGGGGGCTCTAGCGACCTGTGGGAGCGGTTCCTGCTCGAGTGCTGCGAGGGCGACGAGGAGGTCGTGTCGTTCCTGCAGCGGTGGGCCGGCTACGCGCTGTCTGGCCTCACGGTCGAGCACGTGATCCTGTTCGTGCACGGCCCGGGCGGCAACGGCAAGAGCGTGTTCGTCGACACGCTCCGCCACGCCTGGGGCGAGTACGCCCGCACGATGCCCATGGACGCCCTGATGGAGGCCAAGAACGACCGCCACCCGGCCGAGATCGCCATGCTGGCCGGGGCACGGCTGGCCATCGCCACCGAGACGCAGGAGGGCAGGCGCTGGGACGATGCCAAGGTCAAGCAGCTCACTGGCGGCGACCGGATCGTGGCCCGTCACATGCGTCAGGACTGGTTTGAGTTCGACCCTACGTTCAAGCTGTTGGTAGTGGGCAACCACGCCCCGCAGATTGCCACCGTGGACGATGCCATGCGAAGGCGGCTGTGCATGGTGCCGTTCAACAACAAGCCGGCCATGCCCGACCCGACGCTCGGGCAGCGCCTCAAGCAGGAGGCTGGAGGCGTCCTACGTTGGGCCATGGAAGGCTTTGAGGCGTTCAGGCAGGCTGGGGGCCTGAACCCGCCCGAACGCGTCCTGAAGGCAACGCAGGCCTACCTCGACGAACAGGACACGGTGGGAGCGTGGCTGCAGGACTGCTGCATCGTCGGGGACGGCGGCTGGACCGCCAGCGCCGACCTGTTCAGGAGCTGGGAGTCCTGGTGTCGCGACGCGGGCATCCACGCCAAGAGCATCAAGCGGCTGTCGGGCGACCTGGCACGGCGCGGCATACCGGCTGAGCGGCGCAAACACGGGCGCGGGTTTGGCAACGTGCGGGTGACGCTTGGTGACGCATTGGTGACGGATCAACGGGATGGGTACTGGCCGTGATTCCAACTAGGAAACGGCGTTTGGTGACGGATGTGACGCATGTGACGCTTTGTCTGAGTTACGCGCACACACGCGCACGCGCACACGCGAGGTCATATGCGGTGACGCGTCACAAGCGTCACCAGCGTCACCCAGCCTCAGAGGAGGCAGGAAGGTGAACGATGAAGCACTGGAAGTCTCCGTGGCCTCAAAGGGCCTCAGAAGCACGTGGCAAGCGGGCGTCCTATGGCGGCAGCTGGAGCCGGTTAAGCCTGAAGCTGCGGCAGAACACCCCGCTGTGCCAGCGGTGCGGGATCAACCCAAGCGAGCAGGTGCACCACGTCGTGCCAGTCAGGGCCGATCCAAGGCTCAAGCTGGACCCACGCAACACGTTGGTGGTGTGTCGAGCGTGCCACGAATCATTGGACCACCCGAAGTAAACGATGCATCTGAAAATGCAGATTATGCGTCGAAAGCGCATAATATCGAAGAATCGCCCGTCGAGGCGGAATTCGATATTATGCGTTCCAAGCCCAAAAAGGCGGGAAAGCCCCCCCGTCAGGGTAGGGGGGGGTATCGGCATCCTAGGGCACTAATGATACGGCGACCACG